GAGAATGGGCGACTTTCCTACCTCGCCAACAGCAAACTGCAAGCCCACCCCCGCACGATGTGATTGCGGCGAGTTTCCCGGACCGCCACCAAATACTAAGTTTAACGCTAATGTTGGCTTAATGAATTCAGTGCAAACCTCTTGGGAAGCAGGCCACGTTAAAATATTATCTACACTATGGGGTGTTGACGGTGTTGATCTAGGAAACTCTTGTTCGTGGAGTCAAACTTCCGTAGATAGTTTTAGTCATTGCGGTAAAAAAGATGCGTTTTTAGTGCGTGTTGATTTCTTCGAGGGCGAATTTGATGGAAATAATATAAAATTTGAACGTATAGAAAAAGCAGTTTTGCATCCTCCCGAGACCGTTATTAAAGAATATGCTAACAATGTTGATACGCCTTGGTCTAAGGGCGGCATGCATACGGACCTTAGAACTTCTGTTGCTGCGTGGACTAACTTCGACTCTAGGAAAGAGGAGCAGTCTAATGCTTCATATGACCAAAAGGGGACAAGATTCGTAACAGACTTTGAAGCCGCTGAAGTTTTTTACAAGGCTGCTGGTAGTATATACTGGTATGATATTGTAGCTAAAAGGGGTCAATCGTTACCCTTCATAGGGGAGCTTCAGTACGATCCAACGATTCCAGAGCATCTAGCCACCGACCAGATGGAAGATACTCCTATAGGTCAAGATAAAAGGTCGCAAGACGCAGGTGGCGAGAGTCCATGTAATACTCCAGAAAGGTCAAAGAACACGGCAGTAACAGCTAAAGAGCTTGCTGGAGGGTGCGCAATAAATGATGCTGTCGATGGGTGTAACGATATATCCACAACAATATTCACTGGCGTTGGTGATCCTGCCCCAAGGTTTGATCAAGGGAAAAGAATTAATAATGCCAACAATCAGTTAGAGTGCGGTGGCAAATGTACTCATGCCGTTGACGAAGTTTTTAACCTGTCCAAAAAACTAAAACAATGTATTGGGGGAGTTAAAGTAGATAACTGTAAAAACTTATACTTTGTTCATAAACCGTATATAAAATTAAAAGCTGAATTTAGTGATGCATGCCTTTCTCCGGGACAGGAGCCTCCTGAAGGATTTTTTGCCTGCGGAATTCCTGTGGGTAAAGTAGATAGATCTATTATAGGGACTAAAGGAGAGAAGGATAATTTCCACTGTTTTTGTAGAAATAAGGATGATGGTAGTATCATCCAAGGTGTCTGGGATTTTGGAAACTTTCAACCGGGAAACCCAAACCCACCACCGCTAAAACCACCGAAAGAAGTCTGCGAGGATGCCGTAGCCGATGGCGGTTTTGGTGGAACGTGGGAGTGTAAAGACTTTGGAGCTCCAGAAGTTAGCATTTGCGATACTACTTGGCTTGATTTAGGAGAAGTATACGCTGACGATAATACGTATTGCGGTTTAGCTAAAGCTCTAACTGGTGGTGAAGATGACTTCTATAAGTCAGTGTCTTGTACTTCTTGTGAAACTTATGAATGTAACCCTGCTAATAAGGTATTTAGTCCGGTGGTTGGTGCACAAGGAACGGTGTACACCTGCAAGGACGGAGTACATTGCTGCCATTGGTTGGTAGACAATCCTCTATATGACCCAGCTCTGGCTGCGCAGGGAATGGCAAATTCTGGCTTCCACCCACAGATACCGAATTCGTGGTGTATAAGTACGGATACATATTGTGTTGTGAGTTCATATCTTGGTGGCTTGCCTCATCCGCCTTATCAAAGTGGATATATATGGCATACCGTACTAGGTTGGCATCCAGATACGGCTACTCAGAGGGGAGTATTTGATTATAGATATAGTTGTGATGACGGAAAAGTTATAAAGCTTGGGAACGAAGATAATCATGTATTTGATTGCTGTGATAACAAACAAGGCGGCGAATACGTTGAGTGTAACATATTGACAGTACCAAAAGCATATGAGCGACCTAAAGACATACAGATTGGAGAACCACCTCTTCCGGTAGTTAGTTTATTATAAGGATTTTAAGATGGCAAGATGTAAAAATTGCTCTGCAGTGCTTAACTGCAATGACTGCGCGTGCAATGCCTGTGGGCTTGGTGAATACGGCTCTAATGAAGTAGAAGAAGTTATAGAAGCTCACAAAAAACAAATACCAGATAACAAACCAAAAATGCCTTCTATGTTTCAGCAGGCTAAAAACTTCACTAAAGCAGTAGCTAGACATGCTATGAATGGAGGTCAAAGTGTTCCAGAGGCAGTCAAACAATCTCGCATGGAGCACTGTTTAGGCTGTGAATTTCTATCTGGTAATCGTTGTTCTGAATGTGGTTGTTTTGTAGATGCAAAGACTGATTGGGCTTCTGAGAGATGTCCTATTGGTAAATGGGAGACGTATAAGGCTTCTAGAGGAAAATGCGGAGGGTGTGGCAGAAAATAGACTAAAATTTAACCTAATGACTGTACTTTTGTGTATTATATTACATAAGGTACTCTAGATATATTAAAGGAGAATTTAACAATGGCTGAAATCACATTTGGAATCGGGAGTCAGCAAAATATAGCTGGTTCTGGGCTCGGCTTTTATGGAGCTACTTTTGGCTCATCCGTGCAAATCGGTTCTTTTCAAGATACTACGTTTGTAACAAATGCAGCTGGTACGGCGCAAGGCCCATCAGCTAATAATATTAAGTACACTAATTGCGCTTCAGGCAACTCTACTGCTGTGGGTTCTGGTATTCCTCTTACTAAGATCAATTCTGGTAATAGAACATTCCACATCAACTTTGATCATAGCACTCATGTTAATGTTCAAAACTGTCAGTTAAGAATATATGATAGAGGTAATATAAACTTCCCAGCATCTGGTGTTGTGACAAAGGTTGCGGAAATCGTAAACTTTGACGGTAAGACAACTTCCGCTTGGGAATCTAGCAACGGCTCGGACAATGTAGCTCTTAACAGTAACTGCTACGGTTCTGGCGACATGTTCTGGTGGGGATCTCCTTGGCCAGACGCTGGTACTTGGAGAGCTGCACAAGACTTCTATACCAACTCTTCTGGTGTTGTATTCCAAAACTTTACTCAGACAGAAGCTACTGCTGGTGAAGGCAATGGCGATGAAAGACTCGGAACTGTTACTGGTGACACTGAAACTGTTGGTGGTACTGGTGTTGTTGTTCCTCTCTTTAACTCTCCCGGAAGTGGCGGGTTCTTTGTGAACTCTGTTAACTCTAATGTTTCTGCTGTTCAACCTAAATGGTTACAATATTACGACAGCACATATAGAGATACTGCCTCAAATGGTGGTACTCCTAACTTAGGAACAAAGACTACTACTAATACTTTTGGTGGAACTGGATTAGCACAAAGACATACTTGGTATGCAGCTATCTCTGCTTCTCCATTAAGCATTGGATCAAAAACATCATATGGACTATATGTATCTCTAGAGTACCTATAAAGACTTGAGCCTTTAAGTCCATTAAAAAGCCCTGCTTAATCGCGGGGCTTTATTTATGCCATAAAGAAACCTCGCCCAAGTTTCCCTGAGCGAGGTCGCCTTAACCGGAGCACCCTTATTCAAGGGATTTCGTTTTAGGGTTCCATCTCTGCCACCCACCGTCAGGTAGCCAATTTCCATCAGCATCCTTACGTTTAGGAAACAATCCGCCACCCTTCTTGTTGGCGCCAAACGACAGTTTAGCTCCACAGTCCATACAGCGAAGCTCATAGTATTCATTCCCGTCGTTTTCTCTTACGACAAATCTGAGGTTCTCTGAGCCACATTTCCCACATTTGGTTTCACCAAACACCTCTTGAAATATAGCAATTTGCTTCCATAATTCACGGACGGTTTCGCCTTCAAAAGCTACGTTTAGTTTACCAGCAGTTAATTCAACTTTCATTACGCATTTCTCCAATTCTTGTTATAACCCATGATACCTTCCGGCATCTCGCTTTGCTTAGTTTGATATTTGTTAAGAACTCCAAGCATTGCGGAGGCTTTGCTTTTTTCAACTTCTTCGATTGAGTCATAGGCTCCTTCTCCGCAGTTGATGAATTCCATAACATTAATATCTAACTGTCTGCACTTATTGTCAATAAAATTAATTTGTGAAGAGCTAATCATAGCTGCTTCATCCCACTCTCCGCTGATGGGATTATCCTTTTTTACGCTTTGTTGCACAATAGATACAATGTCTTTTCTTGCTAGTTCTTCAGCAGCTAAGCATCGGATACCTAAAGCTTTACGTAAAGCGCGTCCTTCCGCACGAGTGCTAGCGGTGGCAACAGGATGAGCACAAAATAGATCATCTGTATTACCATGCCATACATCGGCAACTTCCTTAAAAACCCGAACTGAGCCGCTATTCATCCAGTTTACTACCACTTGATATACAACAGTGGCTCGTCCGGGTCCATTTCCATCTGTGGCTGGGAATACCTGATCGGGGCCAGATTCTACAATCTCCCCTAATAGCAACCCTGCTACTCTCCTCAGCCCTGCACAAATAGGATTTCCGTCGATTAATTCGTCAGGTCTAAAATGTTCCATAACGTACTTGTTCCATTCTGGAGATCCGTACTCAGGAATGTTTTGGTCTTCTTCTTCTTGCTTAGGAACTAAAAGTATATCATCTTCAGTCATACTTTCAGCGTCAAACAACTCTAAATCAATTTGGTCTTGCATTAAGAAATCTCCAGTTCAATAAGCCTTTTACTCTTCGGAGGAAACTTTTTCTCTACCTGCTGTATAACAGGCTCTACAGTTTCCCACAACTTTCTACCTACAGCCCTACTATAAGAGGTGCATAGGTACTTCACTCTAATTACACAGAATCCCCTTTTAATGAGAATCCCGTTCTTAATTATATCATGCTTAACGTATTCTCGCAACCCTTTTTCTCCAAAAACTGGCTTAAAATGCTGCGGTCCGTCAACCTCAATTATAGTCATCAATTCAGGCAAGTATAAGTCCATCTCATAATTTGTGCCTTCTATGAGTCCTTTCCTGTGAAGTTCGACAGTTCTTCCTGTCTCGTTCAACTTGTCATATAATAGCCTTTCAGGTTTTGACCCATGAACTATTGTTTCTCTAAGCGCCTGAGCAGCTTTTAGCTGAAGCTCATATCTTTCGGCTTCAGTTTTGCTTTCCCAAGCTTCTTTACCGATATCGCTACGTCTTTTTTTCTCGGTTTCAGATAGGTCAGCCCATTGCTTTTCCATAGACTGACTTATTTTTTCCTTTACCTCTTCGGTTCTCTTCTTTCCTTTGGTTGGATGTTCAGCCCTTCCAGACTTTAACGCTGTCTTTCTAGACGCACTTCTACTGCGCAATTCTATCCCGTTAGACACAAGTGTACGCCTAATCTTATTTGGATACGTTCCAAGTATCTCTGCTATCTCATGAGTGCTCTTGCCCTCATCTACATACATTTTAGTTATAATATCTATGTCCATATTATTTTCTCCAGCTGTTCCATGTCCCAGTCTTGCACAACGCCAGCTACCTCTTTATTGCAGTAATTCTTTATAAGGTCTGAGTGCGAATTGCTCCTACTTATTATAGCTATATCGTCGTTAGATAACACAGAATTTACATAATTAAAATCCATTGGTTTTCTTATCCACTCAACATCCCATAGATACAGAAACTTTTTGGAATTATTGTTTGTCTTAATTACTGTGTTTGCCGTATCAATGCTAGTGGCAATCGTCACACCATCAAAGCGCGAGTAGTATGATATGTTCATACAGGCAAAGTGTGTTTTAATTGGCGTAGCACTTAGGTTATTATAAAAGCACACAGGTGAATATTGATTGTCCTCCTGAAGCTTATTAAACTCTTTTATCAAGTAAAACGAATTTTGTGACGCAGATAAGGTATCTAGTATAGCTGATATTTTTCTCATTGCTCTTCTCCAGTAAAGTAATCTGCTCTCCAAGTTCTACCGCCAGCAAAATGCCTAATTATGACATCCTCTTTGCGTGTAGGAAGCATGTAGAACTGATCTTGTCCATCTTCTTCTGGTATATGGGTTACATTCCAGTTTGGATCTAAGACTTCAACATTTTCGTAAAGCTCTTTTAGAGAATATACAGTGTCCTCGTTTGTTTCTGAGTGCCATCCATAGTGAGGCATCAAAACAAAGGGAACCCAGCTATGTCTCTTAATTCCAGCTAAACTATACCAAGAAGCCTGCTCTCCAAATATCTCCCAAAAGGAACTCATCTCGCCCATAGACCCAATAGTCTTGTGATCTTTATACTTATTATATCTATCTTCATCAAGAATAAGCCTAACTAAATTCATTCCCCACTCATTAATTTTCAAAGAATATGCACCCATGCAGTGAGTATTGCAGGAATCTATTGCATATGAAAATGTTTTGTTTGTTACCAGTGGGCAGTCTTCATCTACTAGACACATATCAGCATCTATATTAGTAACTATATCTCCGGGCTTGAGATAGCGATCTTCCATTAGCTCCCGCACCTTGCCGAACTTATCCCAAGACCTAGTTAGAGAGTCTCTGTGTTTATGTCCATCGTCATTATATTCTATATACTCAAAGCCATTCTTTTGGCAGTATCGCTTGTTCTTAGGTCTAGTATACTTTTCAAAGAAGTCCTGTCTTTGATCTTCATACCTAGCTATTGTAAAAAGTACTTTCTTCATATTCAGTTCCTTAGATTATTATTTTAGAGTCAGCGTGCTTTCACATCTACCAGAAGTGGACGCTTGTCCACAGATATAAGGGAAGGCGTGAAAAACCCTGAAGTTATTAGCGGCAAAGTGGTAGTTGAATTCCCAGTCAACGGAGTTGCATACAGGATACAGTGTGTCTAGTATTTTCACACACGCCTCTTTGGTCATAGCGAATGACGAGGTGGTGTTTGTCGAGGGGTGGTCTACCTCTAACAAGTTTTTGTACTGCCCCTTTACTTTATCTCTTATAAGACCATGATCGAAGGCGCCACCAAAAAACAGAACATCCCAACCGATTTCTTCTGCCATGTTAATATACTCAAATATTAATTCTTTGGTTCCGGGGATAAAGCCATATCTACCATCATCAAAGACAACATCGTCCTCAAAGAAAACCACATTGTCATAGTCAGACTGCGCCATGATCTCAATACACTTAATAAATTTTATAACTAAAGATAGGTGAGACTTTGTTATACCCTTATAGTTTTTGTAGTCCTCCTCTGTCTTCCAACCATTCATTCTGCGCCTAAATAGCTCCAAGTCTTCAGAGTAGAGTTCTTCTAGTATTTCTTCTGTAAGGTCTTCTTGGTCATAGTCCGTATACCACTCTACGTCTATTCCTAACTCGTCTAGCTTAGGCTGTAGAATTTCTTTCCTTTCCGGTGCCTGCTTGTAGTGCATCACATAAAACTTGGTTTTCATTCTTAGCCCTCCAGTTTAGAAACGATGAGGTCACATATAGACTCAGGTGAACAAAATTCTTGATACCACTCTTTCGACTTTTGTGACATTTCTTCCATCTTCTTCTCATTACTGAGCAACATATCCATCGCTTCGACTAGCTGGTTCCAGTCATCAAGCTTTACGTATGGGGCTTTATTATAAAACTCTGTAGGAGGAACACCTGTATTGAGAACAACGCATCCGCACATCATAGCCTCAAAAAACCTAAAGCTCTCTACGCTACCCGATCCAATAGGTACGGGCATTATCTTCGTGTTATTGATAACATCAGTATAAGAGCTGGTTCCTTCTCCGCTATTCCACCCATAGTACCAAAGAACTTTATTCTTGTATTGTGGACGAGAACTTTCTAGCTCGTCTGTCTTGCCCCTAAAGTATAGTCTAGTATAAGGGTTAAATTGACCCATCCAAGACCAGTCAAATTTTCTATCTTTAATAGGTATGTTTCTATTCTCAACGCCCTCCAAGTGGCATAGAGGCAGAGGAGTTACTTTATCTACTGCCACATTGCTGCCCGCAGCAAAAGCCTTGGCCATGTCTGGAGAGTTGTCGTCTACTTCATATCTTTGATATACATCTGTATGGTCACGAGGGTTGCGCAGCGGAATATACTGTTTAAATATATGAACAAATGAGTCGTCATATACTTGTTCAGGGAGCTGATGGTTTTCATCAGATGTAGAGATGAAAACTTTTGGGTGCTTTGTATTTTCAGGTAGCTCATGTTTCCACACCTGTATTATAAAACTGTAATCATTCTTCAGTTTTTTAGAAGCCATTCTCGCAGCTTCTTCATAAACATGGTCATCACCATTGCCCTTTGCTAGGTTGATTATCTCCGACATTACTTAGCCTCCTTGTTAATAATAGAACATATATCAAGGACACCCTCTTCAGTCAAATCTTGATGATTAGGAAGATACATGCCCTGCTCATCAATCACAGTCGCGTTTGGCATAGCACTTTCTCCATACAAGTTAACCCAAGCTGGCTGCATACCCATGCTTCCAGCAACAAGAGGTCTACATTCTATTTGCTCTTCCGAAAGAGCGTTGTAGATTTCATTTTTATTTTTAACGATAATTGGATAACCCATATTAGATACGGTATCCTGATTTTTTTCTAGTGTAGGTTTCCACAGGTCGTCTCTTAAATTATTTCTATATGTCCAGTAGTTTGCTTCTCGCTGTTCTGTTATAAAGTCTATTTTGTCAAGCTGGTTGATACCAAGAAAAGCTTGCAAGTCGGTAGATCTCAAGTTGAAGCCAGCATAGTAAAATTTGTAAAGAGAATCAAAATCTGTAGCATCACATGCGCTTCTGTACTGCTGCTTTTTCTCGTCACTTAAATCTCTATCCCATCCATGACTTCTAATCATTCGTACCATGTCAGCAAAGTCGTCATCGTCTGTACAAACCATTCCTCCTTCTATTGTGGAGATGTGATGACCAAAATAAAAAGAGAATGAACTGGCGAGCCCAAATGTGCCAAGCATCTTCCCAGATGTCTTTGATCCTAAACTCTCACAGGTGTCTTCAATCACAATTACGTTATTTGCTTCGCATAGCTCAATGATTTTTTCAATATGTGAGTCAAAGCCTAAAACATGAACCAAAATAATAGCTGCCGGTTTCTCGTCTCGTATTATCTGCTCTAAATGTGCAACATCAATACCTAAGTTATCTAGATTGCAATCGCATAAGACTGGCGTTAAACCGAATTGTATAACAGGAAATACGGTCGTAGACCAAGATACCTGTGGCACTACAATCTTATTGTTATGTAAAAGCCCCATTTGCTGTAAAGCTGAGACAATTAGTAAATTAGCAGAAGACCCAGAGTTGCAATATATAGAGTGCTTGGAATTGATCTTCTTGGAAAAGCCGTCTTCAAACTCAAGTGTCTTCTCTCCTTTAGTGAGTCTAGGTACATCTTTGAGCCATTCGATCAGCAGGTCTATATCTTGTTTTCCGATAATGTCAGAACATAACTTAGTTGGTATTGTCATTACGCTTCAATAATCCTTGTTAAATCTTCTAGTATAGACTCTGGCTTAACGTGTTCTGGAATTTTGTTGCCGGGGAAAGTAGGCTGAGACTGTATATCCTTAAACATATCTGGGTTATGGTATATCTCCAGAACCTTGTCGCATACCTCTTCAGAATTAGAAAAGTCTCTCACATGAATAAACGCATCGCTATTGAACTCTTCTATGACATCTGGACATCCCCAGTATATAGGGATGACACCTTCGTAAAGAGGGTGAATAAGCTTCTCCGTAATCCATCCATCAAACTCGCTATTGTCAAAACATAAATGGAACTTGAAGTTTTTAATATACTCTAGCTTTACTTTCTCGTCACCACCTGCACCTACCTGTATTGACTCCATATTCCTTAGATAGTTGCCTCTACTCTCAACTAGAAGTCCTTTGTCTATGAAGTATTGTATGAAGTACGGGTATACACTCCCCCTTAATCCCTGTCCGTTGTTGGTCAGGATAGAGCAGAACTTCTCTTTAGGTTGGTATGTCTTTGGCTCTACTAGCTTTTCAGGTGATACTAAGAAGGCTTGGTTTCTGTTTGGGTTATATGGTCTACCAAACCAATCAATATAAAGTGCCCAAAGAGGTATTCTTATGTTTTGTGGATGATCAAATTTGCATGAGCTTATAGAAAAATCACAATGGTCATAGTTTGGCAGTCCAGTCTTATCCAAGGACTCTATAAACCAATGCACAATTTTACTTCGTCCAAGCCTGCTAGCTGTTACAGGCGCAGCAGGATCTCCGGGAAAGTCCTGACAGAATATTACATCTGGATTGCTTTCGTCGATAACTACGTTGTATCTTAGTCTCAGCGTGTTTGTAATCAGGTTGTCTTCTTTTAAGAAACCGCCATACATTTTTTCAAAGTTGATATTAATTGTTTTCATTGGGCTTCTCCGTCTCCCTCGCAACTATCTTTTCATAACATCCGTCAAACGAATAGTGGCTTTTATATACTTCGCCACCTCTAGTTATTAAGTTTTGTATATTATTTATATCTGCCGTCATTTCAATGAGTTTTTTATGCAGGAAAGGCAGTTGATTTACATGGCACAGGACTCCATACTCCTCGAAGCTAAGCTCGTCTGCGAATGGAATCCAGCGTTCATCATATATGTACACTGGTATTACTCTAGCTTCCAAAGCTTCACAGATTCTAAAAGAGGTTTTTCCATATCCTCTAGGACACAGCGCGAAAATTGATTGAGTTAGCACTTCTTGAAATTTCTGGAATGTAATTGATTCACTTATAAACACGCCGTCTAGATCGGCTAGTGTATTATACATAGCCTCTCTTACCTGATGTCTGCCACCAATAGCTCCAATAAAACTAGCCAAGATATTTCTATCCTTATTGTCTTGTGTTCCATGAGGCATGCAGTTAAGAGGGTAAGCATAGTCTCCAACTCCACCCGAAGAATAAACAAACAAGTCTAACCCATCGGTGTTGTTGCGAATACCATCATCCCATTGACATACTGTGAAATACTTTTTCGCTCTGTCAAGCGAGTTTAAGTAGTCCTGAATGTCTGACATATCATCATTACAATAGTTCTTTGAAACGTAGTAATTAGTCCAGCACACAGGAAGATATTCCCTTACGGTGTTGGGTTTTTCCTCAGAGAACCTATTATAGAAATACTCCTCAAATATTTGGTAGTTGTGAGGAGGGTTTTCGTGATTGGTCTTTATGGCAAACTCATCCATTATAGTGCTCCGATTTTTCTGACCAGCTTGAGTGCCAAAGGTGGCAAGCCATAGTCCAAGGTCTGTAGTAGGATTTGATCAACTCATCAGTTGGATCGTGTCTCTTAGCGGCAGGAAATGGATGGAACGTAGTAGATGGGTAAATCATCACGCCTTCGTTGCCTACATTCTTAAGATAGTGCAGCACACTTCTAGTGATCGCCCAAGGTCCTGTTTGATATAGTACGAGAGTGTGAGGACACTGTATGCCCCAAGGGTTTTCTAGAGTCATCTGGGATATACATATATCTAGTATCGGGTGATTAGGCGCTGAAGCCATAATGCCATTGTTTAGCTGAACAGGTCTTTCCAAGCATATACCAGCGTAGAAGCAGTACTTGTTATGTGCGGCGCTAAAATTAGCATTACATAAAAAGTCTACGTCTACATACAGGCCGCCGTAACGCTTTAGTATTTCGTATCTTAACATGTCAGACCTGTGACCAAAGCTATCTGTCTGATCGTACAGGTCTTTATTTATCATCTGCGGCAAAAATGTTGATACTTTTTCATCATCCCAAAGCCATATTTGAAATTCTGGGTTGTGCTTTTTCCAGCCGTCAATTATCCCAACATATTTTTCTGGAAGATCACTGCCAAGCCATATAAAGTGAATTATCTTTGGTATCTTGCAATCTTCTTCGTTCTTACATAGATTATTGTCGTAGACATCCTTTACCATCGCCCAGTCTGGATCTTGTTTAGCAAAATCAATATTAAAAAGAGAAGTCTCTATCTGACACATTTCAAAAAAGTTCATTATAACCTCACATACAGGGCATCGCCCCAGCTCTCGGACTGCCAAAAAGTGTGTGCTCTTTGGAGACCATAAACATTCATTAACTGGTCTATCTCTTCAACCATAGGACAGCCCTCGTAGACTTCATCTCTGTTGACTTCTACAATCGCCATGTCTATTTGAGGAAGAAGCTTAATACCTCCAGCTAAGACTTCTAGCTCATATCCCTGAACATCTATGTTTAAAAAGTTGTACCCAGAAACATCTATATTATTATCTGCTAAAAAGTCGTCTAGGCACTCAACTCTAACCTCTTCTTTTGAATTAAATTTAACCTGTGGATGCTCGGTCAAGTGCTTCTTGGGTCTGTATAGCGAACTAGAAGCTCCAGAACCGTTGGATATACCACCTTCAGTATAAGATATATACATTTCTGTAGTATGCGCATGACTACCAAGAGCCACATTATGCACAACCTCATTATCTATACATTTTGCCTTTACTATCTCGTAAAGTGTTTTCTGCGGCTCAAACATTATTGTGTTTGTCAAGCCTAATGATCTATATGCATCAAGCTCTTCGCCAACAAATGCGCCCACATGTATAGCGCCTCCTATTTTAAGTTGGTAGTGGTCTGTGATCTGATGTAAATTAAATATCATGATAAACCCTCCAGTATATCTATTTCTGTATGAGGACAAGTTATTTTGACTTTATCAAAGTCAATCTTGTTAAGATCTATTCTTTTGCCTAATCCAAACTGTTCTGCTAGATACTCGGCATCGTAAGAGTAATGGTCTCCGTTTCTGTTTTCTGCGTCACTTTGAACTCTATTGTTTGGACTGTTTACCACACAACTAAATTCAGGTGATGCCATCATGGGTGTTGTAAAAAAGTAAAACCTTTGTAGTTCTGATTCAAACCTATTTGGCGTGTTGCTCCACGCTAAAGTTTCTCTTGGAAGCGACTTGTTGTCGTAATATTTATAAAGATGCTCCAGCTCTTCACAGCAATGCAACATAAACCCTTTAGTAAATATGTGCCCGTCTACAGAAAGCGCATAGCTCCAATATCCACCTACGCCAACTCCTGTCCTATTCCAAAGCAAAAAAGCCTCTTGTGAAGATGGCACCTCTAATTTATATACAGGCTTTGGCACAGGGTCTTCTCGTTGCTCTCCATCGCCATAATCTCTAGTTCTTGAGTTTAACCCCATGCGCAAAGAAAAGGTGGCTGGAGGCTGAGGTGCGTTAAATACAACATCGACGTTCTCCATAGTGAAATCAACTTTTCTAAAAACTATACCATCGTCAGTAAAAAAGGTCACATAAGGTGAAGCATTTTTCACTATCTCAAGAATTGAAGACCAGATGCTATGACCCTGCTTAACAAATTCTACATCGTCGTGTTCTTCCTTAATTTTGGCGTAGTGAGACTCATAAAGGTCCGTAGAGGTTTTATACAAAACAACAATCTTATTGTCATCAAAAAGGTTTTGTTTTATACTCTTGAGACATAAGTCGAGCTGTAGTGGCCTATCTTTACTAAACACGATTGAGGTAAGCATCAAATTCCTCCTTGTTTTCCATAAACCAGTCTATCGTAGTTTCAAGACCTTCTTGTAAGCCTATTTTAGGTTCGTATCCTAGCTGTTCTCTTGCAAGGCTAATATCCAACTGTCTTCTAGGTTGGCCGTCTGGGTAATCAGAATTAAAATATACTGACCCTTTATAGCCCATAATATCCGCAATAGTGCGAGCGAGATGTCTTATCTGAGTCTCTCCTCCAGTTCCTATATTGATTGGTTCTGGAGATATATCTTTTTCAAGCGACAGAGCGATAGCCTCAGCACAGTCATGGACATGCAAGAATTCCCTACTGGCATTGCCAGTACCCCAAACTTCTACTGAGTCTATATCAAACTTCATAGCTTTGTAGATCCTCAAGATTAGTGCTGGAATTACATGGCTTATGGCAGGATCAAAGTTGTCATGAGGCCCGTACATATTAACAGGAATGAGATTAACGCCGTTAAAATCGTACTGCTCATGATACGATTGCACAAGCTGCATAAGTGCCTTTTTCGCAACTCCGTAAGGGGCGTTTGTTTCTTCTGGGTAGCCATTCCAAATATCTTCCTCTTTAAATGGTACAGGTGTAAATTTAGGGTATGCACAGACAGTACCAATCATCACAAACTTCTCAACCTTAGTTAGCCTAGATGCTTCTATAGTGTTGCTACCCATGACTAGGTTGTTATACATAAATAATCCGGGATTCGCCTTGTTAGCTCCTATCCCACCAACAGTCGCCGCCATGTGTATCACAGCATCAGGCTTCTTTACTTTGAAATACTCAAGGGTCTCCTTGTAGCATGTAAGGTCAACAGATCTTCCGATTGGAAGCAGATTAGTATAGCCTCTTGATTGCAGCGTTTCTACTACAGCCTTGCCTAAAAAGCCTGTGCCGCCTGTTATCAATATTCTCTTATCTTTATTCATTTATATACTCCTTGGCGTTTTGCCAGCCGCTTACTATATCTGTAGCTTCTTTTTGATACCCAAAGTGCTGTAATATGTCAGAGATCCTATGGAAGTTAGTATGGTTGTTTAAAACAAACTCTCTCCCTTTTTGGCTAATAGCTACTCGCTCGTCCTCGTTTTCTAGATAATAATCAATTTTTGAGGCAAAGTCGTCAGGAGACTCTGCAAACACAACACCATTGTCGTCAAATATATTTCTGATAGACGTAATATTATCGGAAATACAGAAGCCTCCGGCACATAATATTTTGAAACATCTTTCGTTTATGTCAAACCCATATTCGTGAGCATGGGGCTCACTAAGATTTGGACATATTTTTGCGGAACGAAATAGGTCTTTTACCTTATTGTCCTGTATATATCCACAATACTGATTAACACCAGTCCAAGGCTGATTGCCAAATATTTTTATATTGTAGTTGCCAACAGGATAGCAAAGAGGTGTCAGATAGTTATCTATTACGATGCCCTTGTAAGGCCAGTAACCGCCCACAAAACCTATGTCGCAAGACAAAGCTTCGTCATAGTCAGACTTGAGATACTCCTGTACATCAGCACACATTATCAAAGACTTAGCATCAATTCCAATAGTCTTATATTTTGAATGAGTCTGGTCAACCGCCTGCTGGTCGTAATGGATGTGAACGAAGTCTGGCTTGCCTGTCTCTTCCTTCAGTCTTTTTAGAACTTCTAACTCGTGTTCTGTTGCATACAGCACATTGAATCTATTGTCTTGTGTAAAGTCTCCCCAGTCGCCTGCCCTCAGACCAACCTTGAGGTGCGGTCTTTCGTAGATACACTTTAGTAAGGCTCTATCTAAATTGTAAGATTGACCCATAAATATGTCAGGTTCAAAGCTATCAAACGCATCGAAGGCTGGTATGTTTTTAGAATCCCAGAAGTACACTTCCATACCACACTCGGCAAAGGCTCTGGCCCAAGCCATCCTTTGGAAGTAGTGAGCGTGCATCCCGTCACTTGATATTAAAATTTTCATTCTTTATGTCCTTCATGCAATCTATTTCAACTATAAATGTTTTGTCGGGTTTATGCACCTTAAAAGAGCCGCCTTTGTTGATTATTGAGTTTATTATCTCAAAAGTCAGCAGGTGCTTTGAGTCATCATTTGATTTGCAGCAAAGGTTTCTGAGAATAGCTAACTCTTTGCCTGTCAAAAAGGCTATCTGAGCCCATTTATCTTTTAATCCATAGGATAGTATACTAGCTTTATTGTTAACGGATGTTATACCAACTTCTCTCTCTAAGATACTGCCGGTTGTATCAGACACAATAAAAGACTTAGAAAAGTCTGCACTATCAAGTATGTTAGAGTTGAAATATAAATCTCCATGTATAATGAGTAAGCTATCGTCTGTAGAGGAGTTTACGAGCAGCCTAAGAGTTTCAAACGGGCCTGTAGTTTTGTACAACTGATTTTCAATAAGACGAACACGCCCGGTAAACTTTTTTATTATCTTCTGAGATTCCACACCAATTCCAACCAAAATGTTTGGCTCTGAAAACATTGACGACAGAGCTTCTATTTGTAGGTCAAGGAGGCACTTCCCTCCTATCTTTATTAGCGAACGTGGTTCATTAGATCTAATCCGATTGCCAAGTCCAGCAGATAAGAGAGCTACTCCTGTCGTGAGGGAACCTCTTTTAATTTTTTGTATGAATCTGCTCATGCCTGCTCTTAATCTTCTGCATATTGTTTATAAAAGTATTTTGATCCATCTTCATAGATTGGTTTTGCCCTGTCTCTCTAACAAAAGATAAAGGCTCTGCTATGTGGTTAATCATGCAGACATCTCCTAATCTAATCCAAAGATCATAATCTTCCGTGCATCCTATAAAGCCCTTTGATGCCGGGCCATGTAATGCACTATCATAAAATTCTTTGTTGTCTAGTATTATTCTCTCTAAATGTCTTTTCTTTATTACTCCGGCGCTATGAACAATACAATGGTGATGAAGTTCTTTTATTGAATATGGATACTTATATTCATATTTCTTGTAGTCAACGTTTCCGTAGTGTGTTTTATGTACAATATAATCTGAGTAACTAACGCCAACTTCCTCATATTTGAGAAGGGCATCTACATGCTTGCGTACTTTCGAGGGATGATACATATCATCAGCATCAAGAATCGCAAAGTAATCTGCCCAGCTCCAAGCCTCCCACATGGCTACATTCCTAGCGGTGCTCGCCCCTGAGTTCTCGATGCGATAGCACCATAAACCTAAGTCACTACATTTAAATGATTCCATAGAACCTTTATAATACGGTTCGTTTACTTCGTGCTTATCTGTTATTGATGAAATATCTTCTGCAGCATAAGAGGAAATTTTATCCCACGATCCATCAGATGAGCCGTCATCTAGAACATAAACGCGAATCTCACCTTCATAATCCTGACTTAAGGCACTATCTATAGCGTCAATAACAAAATCACCATAGTTATAATTAGAAATTATAACAGCCACTCTAGGAAGCGTCATTGAAAAACTCCTCCTGCGTAAACACTGTCTTTTCTTCACCTTTTTCGGCAAGAGCTTTGACCTTTTGAATGAAGTCTATCCTTACCTTTTCTCCTGTTTCAGGATCTATTGGACTATTGCTGCCGTCAAGAAATTTATGTACAGCGGCTTGAAAAATCATTCCCTGAATACCGTCTGATGGTTCAACAAGAACGACTCTATTAAGCTTAACATTTATGTTATTATCAATAGCCTCGAAGAGATCTTTTCTAATCTTCCGGTTTGATTCGGTTACATATATCCACCCATTCTTTGCATGTTTAAATGCGTCGTCTATAAACAGCAAATTTCTCTGCTGCGTTAGAGTTTGTACTATGTGGAACTCAGTTACCTCGAAATCAAATGAGTCATGAAGTATACTATGTACCTGTTCATTATATTCGACCTTATCATTTATAACAACAATGTACCTTAGCCTGCCAGCCGTCTGATCTTTTATCTCTTGTATTCTGTTTTTAAGATTTGCTAAGGGGTTAGGGACTGTAGTTTTTAGAAACATGAAAATTCCTAAAGGCGGAAATATTTCAGACTTTACGGTCGCTACTAAGTCCTTCTTTTCTTCGTCGTCCAAAACCAACTTCCACTCTTCTGGACGAAAAGCCGTACAGAACCTATCAAAGACATAAGCATGTACTCCGTCTTCTTCTTTTGTATTTTCTTCGGGATTAAAAATCTTATGTCTACCTAATTTGCATCCCGTTTGCGTATTGTCTGTGTATTCTGCAAATAGGCAATTCTTACACCATGTTTCAACTTGATACTCAGGCTGCATTTTTATCTCTCCTTGCAATTACTATTGATTGCATAGTGTCATTGTTTATGAATTTCTCTTCTATTGTAAGACCCGCCTGCTTTAGCAAGTCAGAAATTACTTCTGTATTCAGCAGACATGCTACCGCCGGTGTTTCTTCAAAGACGAGGTTGTTCAGATCTTGTATGTTCATCCCAGACTTGTTGTAGTTGTGACAAATCATATCAATATCTTTTTCGTATACAACAACTTTTCCTTGAAGTCTTAGTTTAGAAACTATTTTACCCAAGATTGGCCCAATGTTATTATAGTCAAACGTACACAGCGTGCAGTCTACTATTATTTCCGTAGCTTCTGCGTCATCTACGAGAATATCTAGGCTTGATATATCTTGTATCCATGTATGACTATCCTGTTGCGGATTTTTGTGTGATATTATTACCTTCATTTTATTTCCTATAATTATCTATAACATTAAAAAATAGAGTATTCCAGTTATCAACAAATCTTTGTAGATTAAACTTTTCCTGCATTGTCCTCTTTGCCGCCTCACCTAACTCTCTAGCTTTAGATGGGTTGTCTAGGAGATACTGGCAAGATGCGCGTAGTTCATCTGCGGTGTCCGCAAGCAAACCGTTCTCGCCATGCTGGATTATTTCTGGGATCATACAGTTGTTTGTGCTGACTACTGCGCATCCAGAGGCCATTGCCTCCATAAGGACTGTCGGCACTGGAGAGTGTATTGATGTGTTCAGGAATATAGACGAGCTTTTGTACGCATGTCTTAACGCTTCAATGCTTTCTGCCGGTTTAGAAAGTCCCGGACTATCTCCGAGAACCCTTATAGGCATTTGAGACGGAGAAGAAAAGTTGACAGTTTCTCGCCATAGATTCCAGCCACAACACCAGTCTCTATCTGGCCACTGATTGACTACAGATAGTAAGACATTTTCTCTTTCTGGGTTATCGCCGCTATCCCAGAAATCAACATCTATACCATGCTCTATAACGGATGTATTCTGGTTCTTGTGGTTGCCCCACTGTTTCATATTATATGTAGAGATAAAGCTGTTATGCTCCACTGGTATTGAGTTAAATCCATCAACCTGCTGAGGGACATCATACCTGATATCAGGAAGGACATGCGTGTGTCTTAGTATCGGAATATTAAATAAAGCCTGTAACTGCTTTGCCAATGAAACTCTTTCACAGCTAGTATGACATAATATTAAATCAAAGTTTACATGCCAAGGCGCAACATCGCCCTCTTGGTAGTTTTCCGGTATTTTACCAAAATCTTTGTTCCAAGTCTTGCCGTGATTTATGGAATAAAAGTTATGCCCAGTACGACACAAGTTCTGTTCGTATCTTTCGTGGGTACAAAAGGTGAGTATATTAAGTTTATCACTAGGCGACAATGTTGATCTTCTAATTATGGATCTAATTGACTGTTGTGAAGCTCTGCTAGCCATTTAAAAGCTCCTTCATTGCTTGTCCTATCTTTCTTATCGTGTAGTTTTGGGATGTCTCTTTAGCTAAAGCCTTCATCTTTTGCCACTCTTGCTTGTCGTTTTTATATGTCTCGTATGCAATCCTCATAGTCGAGGCCAATGATTCAACATCGACTTCTTTCCAAGATGTAAGGGAAGTATAAACGTCTTGTAGTGAGTCATTAGCAAGGTAACATCTAGTTGATTTTGACTGTACGGGCCAACCAACACAAAAGTCATCCATGCCCGTGCCTTGCGTGTGAATTACAGGTAGTCCCAAAGCCATAGCTTCTAAAGCTGGTATACACCAAGCCTCGCCAAAGCTAGGCATTACGAAGCAGTCGCATTTGCTCATGAGAGAAATCAGATGTTTTTTCTCAAGCATCCCCGTGATAGCGACTTCTTTTCTGTACTTCTTTCTGATTTTTAAGCCCGCCTTCACTGTTGAGGCAAAGTTGTCAAATTGCTCTAGAGTGCTGTTGGAGTCAACTCCCGGCATGGAGAGTTTAAGAAATAGATTCACTGGTTCAGATGGGTGAAACTCTGTGTGATAAGCCCTCAGAAGAGCTTCTATATTTTTTCTTTTAACAAATTCACCGACAAAACAAAAGTTGAAGCATCCATCAAACTCCCCGATAGAGGCGCAGTCTTCTACATTTTCATAATCCTCCAGATGTATCGGCAGAGGACATACCTTAGTCGGGATTTTTACTCCGCTAGCAATCGAGGCTCTTACCATTTGGGAATTAGCCACCCAAGCTTCATCCATCAAGTTAATATATTTAGGCCACATACTCTCGGAAAAAGTGCTTGTCTCTGTGTAGAATATACCTATGTTTTTTATAGAGGTGTTACAGTGATATAGATTTGGAAGCGTATGCTGAATGCATACATCACAGCCGCGCTCGCTCTGCGCTTCAAGCTGTTTAATTCTTTGGTTTGTGGTGTTGTTAGAATTGTTAAAGGTTATTGCTCTAGGGACAACATTTACTCCTGCAGAATCTAATGCTAAGATATTATTGAGCGCTGCGTTACCCCAGCCTGTGCCGTCATTATAGTTTCCTATGTAAAGTATTTTCATGTTGACATGCTCCTTAACTTATCTCCTCTGGCCTTTTCCCAGTCATTTATAATTTTTCTCATGCCAAGCATTAGCTCACAAGCATCTTCTACGTTGAACGGTCGCCAATTACGAACATTGTTATTTACGTGTGATTCATTGAAATAGAAGTCAACATTAGTATTGTTGGCAGTGCACTTATAAGTGATGTCTTTTATTGTTCTACGCCACAGATAGCTGCCAATAAGTTCTGGTCTTCTATAAATATTTTTGAATATAAAATCAACCTGTTCTTTGATCGTTAACCCATCTGGGACTGATGTAGCAAGCGGTTCTAAAATTTTGGGTTCAGATAACCAAGTTTCACGATGATCCCTAACTGGCGTTTTGTCAAAATAGTCAGCCCAGACTTTTGCAGTCTTGTCCCAATTATAATTCTCTCTTGTCTTTTGTCTTGTAGCAAATCCCATTTGTCTTAGTTTTTCTATAGGCTTACTATAAAGCTCGCACATATTTACCAATAAACTATCATTATTAGGTATTGCTCTTTCGCATCCAGTTTCACATTCAGTATACATGGACAATGGCGGTATCTTTATAGCGCCTATATTGTTTGCTACAGACTGCATGGCAGAATAATCCACTGTCACTACTGGAAGACCACACTGTGCTGCTTCCAGCTGAGGCATGCCAAAGCCCTCGGAATTAGCATACTGAACGTATACATCAAATAGATTGTAAATCTGTGCTAGTTCTTGACGATCAAGCTGATTGTTTATACCAACTAGCTCCCTTTTGAAAGTGCCACAGTTATAACAGTGAGAAATAACATCATCAAAAAAAGATGCCCTTAGATCGCCACAGTTTTTGCATTTATAGGTAAACAGGACTCTGTTAGTCAAGCCGTATTCTTGTAGCAATTCGGGTATTTGCCAGCCAATGTCGGGATAAGATGTATGGCAGTAGAGATATGCATTGTTCGCTTTGGTAACATCTAAAAATTGCCTAAATGTTTTGAACAGGTCTGGATAAAGCTTACGCCTTTGGTTTCTCATTACTGTCCCAAATATAAAGCAGGAAGGATCTATGCCTAGACGGTCTCTATGTAGCTCCTTGTTGCTCACCGGAAAAAACTCTTGGCTTGCGCAAGGAGGCGCTAGGTCTACGAAATTCAAAGATTTGGACTGCTTCATCATAACATCTCTACCAAATTCAGAGTACGCAAACACAGCGTCCGCTGTAGAGAAGGTATCCATCCACTGTACATTTTGTGGGCTTGCGTCTACGGTTGGCATTATGCACCAATTAAATAAGTCTCTAAACGGAGACCTCTGTTGAAATTCAAACATCCACCAGTCTCTAATATCCATGACAAAATCTGGCATGAACTCAAGCAATACATGGTTAAAAGTATAGTCTCCAAACTCGTAAGATGGATTGCTTTTGTAGAATTCCCAGTCCTCGGCGTTTTTGGGTGGCTGATTAGGAAATATCAACCAGTCCTTTTGATGCTTTGCCGCCGCTTCAGTGTCTGTGTAACAGGCAAGCTCTGCGACTTCAAATCTAGGGTCAGCGGCTAGTCTAGATAAAATCTGATTAGTATATACAGAATAGCCAGTGGGCAGGAAATGCCCCTCTGAACAGAAAAGAATTTTTTTACGTCTCATACCTTTTTATCTTTCCTATTGCTGAATAGAGAAAAGTGTAGTATTCATTCTTTGTTAAGGCAGTTTCTTCGCATATCTGCCTTCTGGTCATACCTCTAAATCTAAGCTCTAATATTTTGCTTTCAAGTGGAATAAGCTTGCCAGAATAAGCCTTTAAGATATTGTCGAATTCAATGGTTTCGTAGTTGTCATTCCAGTCAGGAGAAATATTCGGCTCTAGCTTTACATTCTCTTTCCACTGCAGTTCTTTCTTCAAGAACTTTATGAGAGAGTTTCTAACGGAGCAGAAGATATAGTCTCTCAACTCTCCCTTGTTCTCGTCGAATTTGTTTATGGCTTTTAACATGCCTAGAAAACCTACCTGAAGCAGGTCTTCAAAGTCATATGTATCTGTAGTGTTATTGAACTCGGTGATGAGATATATAATAATATCTATGTTGTCATCTATCTGAGCTTCTATACTAGACATTTTCTCTGCCTGAGAATATTCTAAAATTTTGGACACGGAAAACTACCTTCTGTCTATGTTCATCATTTGAGTTAGTCCACTTCTGCTGGCGAGCAGAACAGTTTACAGCTACAATATCACCCTTACCACAGAACTCGTTTATTGTTTCTGCTCCGCTATCCCAAGCCTCAAAGTCAAAAAAGTCAACTCTCTTCTTTTTGTTTCCGTCTTTGTCTTTTCTGTACTCTTCGATGGCCAAAGAAAAGGTAACAAGCTTTGTTTTACCAACATCTCTTATAACTGGATCGGCTACGAACCTTCCTATTAAAGTACAATTATTCATTTAATCTCCTATCAAATTTCATACTATAAGAGATTATAGCATTATGCTAGACTTCAGACACTTTGTTAATTATCAAACTTGTATCTTTTTTCTTAGAAACTTGCCCAAACAATAGTACTGTGTTGCCCTCATACATGATACCTTTGAACTCATCGTATGCATCGGGAAACATAACCGCTGAGTCTAGAGTCGCGCTAGAGTCTTCTACGCTTAGAAAAGCCATTGTTTGACCGGGATTTTTACCATTTTTAGTAACATACTCCCGTAAAGAATTAATATGAACAGCAACATTAACTTTGCCAGTTCTGCCATTGATAATCTCTTTGCAGGTGCAATTTACCAGAGAGCTTTGTATGCCGTCAGTCTTTGAAAATGTAAGGGAAGTTCCCATGTATTTCTTTTCTGTGTCAGCTATCCAAGTCTCATGATCTGTAAGGTCGTATGGAGGTGAATCAATCATATTTCTAATATCAAACACCTTAATAAGCCTATTGGAGTTTATCTTAAGGTTGTTTATCATATTATCTATAGCATAAATTAGCGTATCATCTGAGTTATAGTTTTCGCTTAGCCACTCTCGCTCCCTCTGTGAAAGACTCCTATAGCTTTTATATTCATACATCATCTCATTTCTATGCATACGGTTCTTTTTACCATTAAAAGCGCCAACACTTATTAGGGATTCCATGCATGTCTTGTTTACTTTGAAGCCTAGCGTTAAAAGCGTATCTAGCCAAGTAAAATCTGAGAAGTCTTTGCCGAGCCTCTTCTCTATTTGAGGGATTAAATCAAGCATCTTCCTAGACTCAGCAGTACCAACACCCTTTACGTTTGTGATACCAAAATATATCTTGTCCCCATTAGCAGTAAAGTCTGTGTAGAAATGGCCAACTCTAGGAGGTAATACCTCTATGTCGTATAGCTTAGCATCAGATACTAGTTCCTTGATCTCCTGTTGAGGATCTGGCTTTCTCTGGGCGTGATTAAGATAAGATTCAAAAAACCTAACCCGTCGATGAACTTTGCAGTAGGCGCTTCTGTATGCGTTGACGGCATATGAAACAGCGTGTGACTTATTAAATGCGTATCTGTTCGACTTCTCAATCCATCCAAATATTTCTTCTGATGTCTCTTCATCAATACCTTTGTTAATAGCCCCCTGCACAAAGGAGCCCTTGATTTCAGCCATAAGCCCAGCTTTTTTCTTGCCAATAGCCTTTCGTAAATTGTCGGCTTCTTTGAGATCAAAGTCAGCAAGCTGTTGAGCTATCTTCATAGATTGCTCTTGGTATACAAGAACCCCAAATGTCTCTTTCAGAATTGGCTCAAGGCTATCATGCAGATACTTTACCTCATCAATGCCCGCTTTACGATCAACATAGTGCTGCGTCATAGATTTGCCTTCGGTAAAAGCTTTCAAACAGCCGGGACGAATAAGCGAAATTAATGCAGCTAGCTCTTCAATATTTCTTGGGCGTACTCTTTTTGCCCAAGATCTACCGAGCTGAGATTCTAACTGGAAGACTCCTTTGGTATATCCTTCACAGATTAGATCCCAAGTTTTATCATCATTAAAGTTGTCAATATTAAACGTAGAATTCGCCATTTGCAAATGCTTTCTCAAACTTAGTCTTTTCTGAAATATTACGTTGGAACTTTAAGAACTTAATCAATATGTTAGCCGTGTCCTTAACGTCCTGTAGGGCATCGTGAGCGTTCTGTTTGCTCTCTTCAGGAAAACCCATATACTCTCTAAGGAAGTCCATACTAAGGCTCTTGAAGTCTTTATTGTTCTCAGTCCAAGAGAATACCATATCCATTAGGTCTAACTTAAAAATTGGATTAAATACAGTCTGTCTCCCTCTAGAGTCAGTCGTGCCGTACATGTCACACATCCTTTGGACGATTGGCAGGTCAAAGCCAATGATGTTATAGCCTGCTGCAATCGGAGCCGTATAAGAGGTTCCTCTAAAGTTGAACTTGTTGCAGAAATCCTCAAACTTTTGCCAAACACTTTTTGGTGACGGTGCTTTTGCTAAGTCCTTGCGGTTCTTCCCAGTGATTTGAAGCGCCTCGTCTTCGATAGGATCGAATCCTGCCTCAATAGCCTTCTTATCGTCGAGAATGGGTCTGATTTCACTATTGAATACTCCGCCGGGCTGCAACGTTAATCGTCTGCCATGAAGAGCTATTGCCGCAATCTGGGTAGGTTGCGTCTTATGTGGGTTTCTAGACCCTGTTTCAAAGTCAAAAACAATAATATCTCTATAATTCATTACGCTTTCCTTTTTAGTTCTATGAACATATCAACAGCATCGTCGATACTCTTATAAATTTTGCTAAACTTTAACCTCTTAGAGTGTACTTGATAAGTACGAGACATCCCATTTCTTGATGGAATATAGCTTCCTAAATTGCATAAACTAATATCCTTGTACTCAATCGCGCATCCAGAAAAGATGACTGATTTGTAATCCTTTTTGATATCCATTATTCTTTTATCTCCATTATCTTACTTAGTAGGTCAATACCTAGTATATCGAATTTAACGTGCCCCTGCTCTTCAAGGTCTCCCATTTCAAAACCAGCGACGAGGTTGTTGTTTTTGTCCTGTACCATTGGGCACACTTCATTTAATTTATTTGATGATATAATCACTCCGGCGGCGTGCTTGCCTTGAGACTTTATAGTACCCTCAATATCCATAGCCTGTTGAAACACAGAAGATAGTGGCCCGATTAAGTCATCTTCACTATTGACTTTACACCATCTATCTAGAATTTCTGGTTGATACAATAGAGTCCATCTGATTAAAGACTTCTCGCCGCTTTGCTCTAAAAGGTCTGATACATCTGCCTCATTGGGAATGTTCTTAGTAAGTTCATTCATCTCAGAGAAAGAAACATTGCTATTTATTCTCATGACTTCCTTAAGAGCAGCGCGACCCTGTAGTTTGTTGAAGGTAATCATCTGTGATACATTGTCTTCGCCGTATTTTGTCTTGATATAGGCAATAACTTCATCGCGTTTTTCTGCTGGCACATCTAGGTCGATATCAGGTAGGGATACATGATCTTCAGTGTTACGTCCAGCGTTGTAAAATCTCTCAAAAATTAGGTCATATTCAATCGGATCAATCTCCGTGATACCAATCAGGTAGGAGATAAGACATCCGGCAGCAGAGCCTCTTCCCGGCCCCGGCAACCAGCCTTGTTCCCTAACAAAGTTTACAATATCCTGAACGATTAGGAAATAACCAGACAGTCTGGCGTCAAAAATAACGTCCATCTCATTCTTGATTCTATCGAGATACTCTTGCTTTTTTTGGTCGTCATCGACCTTGCCAGTTTCAGCGAGTAAAATCCGCCAACCATCTCTACATAATTGCTTAAGATATTCGTCTTCGGTGTATCCTTCTGGACAGTCGAACTCAGGCAGCATTGGCTGACCCAAAATGTCGTATTCCTCGCACTGATCTGCTATTTCATTGCTCATAGCAATCTGTTCGTCAGTGTACTTAGACTTGACCTCTTCTATAGTCGGCAAGTAAAACTTGTCTGACGAGAAAAAGGGCTTCAAGTGCTTGAAGGAGTCGAGCTTACCTTTGACTTTAGACATTGTAGTCTTCATGCCTGAACACAGAAGTATCCTATGAACCTCTGCTTCATTCTCTTCTACGTAGTATGCAGAATATTGCTTCAATCCGTCTATGCAGATAAGATTTTTATCAAGCGAAGCTTCCGTTAGTTTATACACTACATCATCTTCATACATATTCTTCTTAGAAACAAGGTCAATCAGCGCATACCAGCCAGCTTTATTCTTAGCGATAACAGTTTTCTTTTTGCCGTTATCAAACTCTAGAGTACATCCCATAATGGGCTTAATGTCGTTCTTCTTGCACTCTTTGTAGAATGTAACTGCCCCTGATATAGTGTTAATATCAGTGATTGCGCACGCTTTGTATCCAAACTCTTTACACTTCTTAGCTAGCTTGTCTGGCTTTGAGAAGCCTCGCTGTAGACTGAAGTGAGTTTTTACATTTAGTGGAGTCCAACTCATCTAAATAATCCTATGTAGTCTTTCTGTGTCTAAATCTTTTTAAGTCTGAGATTGCAACATTGTAACAGTCAGCCCTAACTATGAACCCATTAGACGGGTCTATCTGGCCTTTAGTCAGCTTCTTGGCTTTTTCAAAATATTCATCATGCTCTAGCCATCCTAAGACCCAAGCTCTACCCCATCGCTTGTTCTTGTTTTCAATCCTAACAAATGCGTACCTGTCGCATTTTTGCTTTGTGTTAAAATTAGCAACTGAACACTCGTAGAACGGTTTAGGTTCTGAGGTGCATCTCTTTGTCTTAACATCGTACTTGATGCCCGACTTAGAAACTATGTCGTAATCGTATGTGTTATTAATTGTACCATCAATAACTACGTTTGCAACCTCTTCTCCTAAAAAACCTGCGATATTTCCGCCGCCCTTCATGATGGAGTTGCGTATTACACCCATCTCTCTAGACTTAGCCCAAGCGCGCTTCTTCATTTCTTCCGTAATCTCTATTTCAATCATTATCCTCGGCCTTCCATAAAATTACTCTTTCTCTTTTGGTTTTCTCTTTTTCTTTTTTTATTTGTTCTATGCTTTTAATTTTAATCAGACCATCGACTGAGTTCTCCCAAGCCTTCAATCTTCTCGCTATTCCATCTTCAAAAATCTTTCCGGTGGGGACATCAAAACTTCTATCAACAAACCAGCAACTAGATTTTTCAAAGACCTGCACCTCAACTTGTAAAACATCTTTAAAATATAAATCAACAGCGTCGGTAACACCTATCCAGCCACCTCCGTAATCATGTCCGGCTATTATCCCACCTTTCTTGACCTTTGGAGTCCAGCTAGCTACGTCTGCTAAAACGTTTCTCATATCGTGTGCAGCATCAATAAAAACAAAATCGAGGGACTCTTCATCGTAGAGCATAGAGGCTTCTTTTGACGGAAGTCTGACTGGCTTGATTACATCTGAAAACCGTTTTGTGTTTTCTAAAAACACTTCAAACAAATCACCGTCAACCACATTATTGTCTTCTACGATACCTCCTCTCTGGTGCTCTTGAGAGCCCGCCCATGTGTCAACACAGTCGAATCTTATATCTTTGCCACTGCTAATAATCTGTTCCGCCATACATGACGAGCTTTTACCTTTGAAGGAACCCACCTCTACAAAGTGAGAGCCGCTGTTGAATCTTTCCACCATCTCGCTGTAAAAAGACGCATCGAGTCCTCCCCAAAATCCCTGTAACCCTTCATAATAATGTTCCATTATCCCGGTGCCTCATAATACCCAACATCAAAACCTTCTCTTGTGCATTCTTGTATTGTGTCTAACATACCAAACTGCTCCAAGTGATTGCTCACATGTCTACACATACTCTCATTAGTTCCGGGCCAGTCTTTCTTGCAGAAGTCACAAAGCTTTTGGCATTTCCAGTGAGATTGATTTCTAGAAAGCAGTCTTGGCTTGGTTGTCTTCTTAATCTCTTCAAACCTGTCCTTCAGCATCCCCAAGAACTTCTGCCTGTCGCTTTCCTCAAAACAAATACTAAACGGCCCACCGTCCCTAATGAAGTATATCGACATAATCGCGTCTTCATATTCAGGGAAAAGTTTAGAAATTGCATAATGATACAGCATTAACTGCGGGTCTTTACACAGTTTCTCATAAGTCTTCTCTTCTCCTGTAGCCCAGTTAAGTCTGCGTCCCGTCTTCCAGTCGATAACTTCGATAACTCCGTCATCAACTTCGGTCACTAAGTCAATAGTACCTTTAATAGCTAGCCGACCCTCAACGGTAGTTCCGTCTGGCATATCGTACTCATATTTGGCCCAGTCCTCTTCTATAGCAATATCAAATTGTGGTTCAGCAGCTACGATATTTCTGTTGCGAGGATCAAAGATTCCATCTTCATAAGTCAACGCTTCCCAAGTCGTTTTATCACAAAACTTATAGTCGGCATTAGTGTAATGGTGAGTGCAATTAGATGTGTAATGGTCGTAGCTACGCTTAAGGATTTCGTTTACAAATTTCTTTGTTCCGAGTCTACGTTTAGTAAACTCGACCTCTCCGATAGCGTCATCCTCAAGCAATAGCTCGGCCTTATCTTGGTGTAGCTTTTTACAACCGGCTAGAACTTCCATAACTTTATGGACGACAGTTCCCAGCTGAGCTTTCTTGCCAGATACGGTCTGATGACCTAAAACATAGGTCATAAAGTACTGCATTTGACAATACTCAAAATTGTTGTAACTAGAGCTACGTATGTATGTAACTAACATATTTATTCCTTGATTTTCTTGATACCGCCAACAAGTTCAGGTTTGTCCTCAACTGGCTCCGGTACTACGGGTTGTATCACATCTCCCAACCAACCCCATTGTTCTAAGAGAGAAATAACTTCTTTGTTCGTTTCTAAAAGGCTAAGATCTTTATTATCAATCACAGCGTCGTATTCTATATTGTTAACTTCTGTCTCGCTAGAGTGCGCGTCATCTGAATCATCTCCCCTAGTTAATCGTATAACTTTGCCACCAGCTCTTTGAACTGCTTCGGCCTCGTTGGGAAACCTGCAATCTGAGATAACAGCAAATAAAGACTCTTCTTCCCTAATGTTTCTCAGTGTTCTATCAGTCCAAATGTCTGGATGAATCTTGCGACAAATGTCCGTCCCAAAGTGCTGTAGAAATTCTCTAGCTGTCATCCTGCCTTCGTTCTCGCCTTCATAGCCGGGCATGTCTTCCCACCTAATCCAAGTTAGACTGTTCTTATCTAGATCTGTACCATAGCACTGTGGCTTTGTTAATCCAAAAAGACCAGTAGCTATCTCTTTGAGAGATGATGCGAAAGAGTAGTGCTTAATAAAAGGCCACATACTCTCTGCCGCCCACATGCCAAACTCAAGGTCGGTGCGCGTTACATCAAGAGCGCCTTTTGTGGTTTTCTTCTCACCGTTTTCATCTACAGAGACCGTATCTATAACAAGGTGTCCATCTGCGGAAAGATCAAAACCATCTATTACATTATAAGACCTCATTTGGTATCCATGCAAGAATGAACAACATGAATTTTTGCCGGATTGTTTTTTGCCAGCAAACGCCAAGATTCTAGTCATACTAATACTCCTTCTAACTGTTCAAGTATTTCATTATTTATTTGTTCTACTGTCATATCGCCAATATCTTTCTGCGATATGTTTGGTCTGTGATAATTAAATCGCCTGCCGCATTTCTTCATTATCTGCTCAGCGGCTCTATGTCCAGCTTCATCATAATCTGTCAGGACTACCAAGTTTAATGCGCCACTTTTTTCTAGCAATACTAACTGGTCATCGCTCATGTTTGCGCCAAATATTCCGACACAATTTTCTATACCTGCCTCATGCAACCGCCAAACATCTCCCTGCCCTTCAACTACAAATGCGGTGCCTGTTTCTAGTATTTTGTCCTTAGATAAATTTAGGCCGTACAGATAAGAGCTTTTTCTAAACCCTCTGCTGTGCAGCCACTTAGGTTTCATATTTTCGTAGACCGACCGGCCTATACATCCAATATAATTATAGCCCTCATCATAGATTGGGACAACAACTCTGTTAGACATTGGCTTATTTTTTTTGCTACAAAGTCCTACATCAAATTTTGCAAGAATCTCTTCACTGTAGCCTCTGTTAATATAATAACTAGCTGGTATGTTTAATTCCTGTAAAATTAGATCTCTGTCTATGGCAGGAGTTGACCTCTCTGGATCTCTGTGAAAAATTTCAAGCAGCTTTAAATCATTGTTGGAATCTACATTCTTGATGTCCTTAAGCTCAGACTCGCTTAACCCTAGAAAATCCATGCAAAACTTAACGGTCTCATATATATTAGGATTACCGTCAGCCTTATTTGCAAGGACACCCTTAACAAATCCAAATAGGTTCCTGCCGTGATCAGATTCGCAGTGATTTGTCCAGCAGTTCCAGTTGCCTTTTACGCTATTGCCATCTAGAAAAATGCAGCATCCCTCTGGGTTGTCTCCACCATGAATTGGACATGCGAAAGCATATCTATTAGGGTACTCAATGAAATCAATTTCAAGATATTTCAATAGCTCAGGAAGCTTTGAGAATAGCTGATTAGAGATCTTCAATATTTGTTGGTTGCTCTCCATCTTCGGAAACAAAACCTTTATCTCGAACGGTAGAGTTCTTTCTCAGAGCATTTCTAGTCTCTCCCTCTACCAACTTACCAAACTTACCAAACATGTTCATATTTATATAGTCGCCATCGTCCAATCCTGCACCATGTCGAGCTACAATAGGAACTAACTTTCTATTACCATTGTCTTCATCATCATCGGCAATTTCCTCATCTGACTTCATCTTAAATATAGAGAAGCTAGTACAAAGCCAAATTAGCCTATCTGACCCAGAAACTACGTCTGTTGACTCCTTTGTAATACCATCCCTGTTTAGCTGTACAAAGCTTAGACAGGGGACATCATATTTAACACAGAAATTATGTAGCTGTGTTATTTGAAAGCCCAAGACTTGAAACTCTTGCATAGAATTAGAAATACTATCAGAGTTCATTAGCTTGAGATAATCATATACTATTAAGCAATCTTTAGTCCTGCCAGTCTCGTCAAATCCAACCTCTTGATATATCCACTTACGCATAATGCTCAGTATATTCTCAAAAGGCTGACCAGCGATACTAACATAGTGGTAAGGAATTTCTTCAAGTTGCTTCGCTGCCATCTCAACTTTTTCAAGATTGAGTTCGTTATCTGCGAACTTACCGCTTGATATTGTATTTATCTCTACACCGCTGATATTTGCCAACATCCTATTCAGATGGTCTTCTTTAGACATTTCTGTATCTAGTACAAGTACGGGAATATCTAAGTTTTTTGATACGTGCATAGCAACGGCATCTCCAAACATCGACTTACCAACCTTTGGTCTTGCGGCAATTAGATCGACACACTTCCTACGGAGACCACCGCCTATCGCTTCGTCATAAATTGGAAATCCTGTGCTGATACCAAGCATGTCGCTCTTATTCTCAGATAAGAACTCAACATAGTCGGCTACTTCGTTACCAATAACCTCTGGTTTATTGTCAGACCTTTGGTATATTTTGGCGGTAGCATCCAGCACGGGCGTTTCTATAATCGAAATGATATCATTAATGTCTTCATCGCCAGTTATCTTATCTATTCTAGTTGAGCAAACAGCTAGAGTTTTTTTGACATCTCTGGCAATTTGCAGCTTAGCCAGCTTCGCAGCGTGGAATCCAACATTTTCTTTATGTATTGGAAAGTTGAACAGAGACCTGAGAAAACCTACCTCTTCTTGGTTGTTTATATTTTCATAAAACCCAAGCTGATTAGCAGCAGAAAGAATTGATGACAACTCTACCTTGTTTACATCCTGAAGAGACTTTTTGACACACTTAAACAGCATCTGATTTGTTGCGTCTGTGAAGTGTTCCGCTTCAAGATA